ACGCTCATCCCAGCGCCGCGCAGTGCCGCGTGCCGCCAGTGCCGGACATCGTATCCGTGGCGCAGGACGCTCTCCCAGCCGAGCTGCCGACCCCGGTAGCTGACCCAGACATCGGAGCTGTAGTGGATCGGCAGCATCCCGATCATTTCGGCCATCACTCTCGAGAGAAACGGGATCGTCGAGTAATCGACCGGTGTCCAGTCCTTCTGGGGGCGGCAGACCACATGCCGAAAGCGCTCCATGTCACCGCCCTGGCTTTCGATTGACCCGTCCGGGAGCCAGACCCGAGGACACGGGATCTGCTCTTTTTGGATCGTCTCGATACAGGTTTCCGCCCAGGTCGGGCTGAGGCACTCCTGGTCGTCGCAGGCCAGCAGCACGAAGTCGCCCTCGGACATCCGCAGCCCCCGCTGCCAACCCCAGCCGCAGCTCTCGGAGTCCTGGACGACGATTTCATTCAGCTCGACTTGCGATAGCCGTCGGTAGCTCTCGAGACAGCGGGCGAGAGATTCCTCACGCCCTCTGACGGTCGGGACAATCAGGTCGATAACAGGCACGGTCATTCCTTTCGTGGCGGTGTGGTAGAAACGTCGTATGGAGACCCCAGAGACACCCGAGACGCCAGAGACTCCCGAGACCCCAGCCGAGCCCACTCCCGAGACCCCGGCACCAGCCGAGGTTGACCCGGAGAGTGGCGAGGACGAGGGCACGGACGAGCCGTCTGAGCCGACCGCCGCCTAGCACCCCAACGCCAGGGCTTGTGCCTAGCGACCTGAATGGAATCCCCCAGGTCGCCCCGTCGAAGCCGTAGAGCATCGCTCCCAGCGGGCCGTAGGCATCAGCCTCAGCTACCCAGCAGGCGGGGATTCTCGATGACCTGCCAGGCTGACCGCTCAGGCGGGAAGTGCTGGATCGCGTCGCCGATCGTGTAACCCTCGGCGGCCAGCGTCGGGATCATATGAATCTCGCCCCGGATGTACTCGACCTTGTCGGCCCAGCCATCCGAGTCCGCCAGGATCTCGTGCTCAGCTCCCTCGCAGTCCAGCTTCAGCAGCTTGACCTGCTTGATCCGGTGCCGCCCCAGGATCGCCTTAATCGTGGTCGATTTGGCGACGAACGAGGGCAGCGCCCCGTCTCGGTAGAACCCTGACGCCTCGGCGCTGTGGCCGCCGTAGAGCATCGGGAACTCGCGGCCGTCGGCCGTCACCGCCTGCTCGTACGCCTTCACGTTCCGGATCTTGTTCAGCTTCAGGTTCTCCTCGAGCGCCCGGAAGTTGATCGGCTCTGGCTCAAACGAGAAGATCCGGAGACCCGGCCAGCGCTTCGCCATGTAGATCGCGAGTATCCCTTTGTGGGCACCGATGTCGAGTACCACGTCCCCGTCCTTGAACGGGATCGTGTCGAGCTGGTACGGCCCCAGGAGCTCAGGGATGAGACCCCAAAACATCGAGTCCATTTCACCGACCTCAATCCCGACATCACCGATCTGGAGGTTCATGCGGCTACCCCCTCCGGCACCGTGCCCAGCCGATCCTCGATCTCGCGTAGCGCCGGGAGCAGGTGCTCGTCGAATACCTTCTTGGCCGAGTAGTTCAGCGCGTGAGTCCGGCACCGCTTCGAGAGCGATTTCCGCGCCGAGTCGTCGAGCTGGTAGCACTCCTCCAGCCGATCGACAAGCTGACCGACATCAGCCCACGACATCCAGGAATTATGCGGCGTCCACCACGGCCGACCCGTCACCAGCCAGCCCGGCCCGATCGTCTCCGGCATCGCTGAGAACTGGGTGCCGATCGTCGGCACCCCACAGGCCGCCGCCTCCATGATCGGGACCCCGAACCCCTCCCCGGTCGATGGATTCAGCAGCACGTCCATCGCCGCGTAAATCTGGGCCATCGTTCCGGGCGGATACGGTTCGAACATCATCTGATACTGGTCGGCGACCAGGATCGACTCTTCCGGAATCTCGAGCGATTCGAACAGCAGTTTCAGCGACTCGCCCTCGGCCCATTTCGGAGTCAGCACCGTGTGCAGGTAGAGGTAGGCGTTCTCGTGCCGTTCACGGAAGAAACGAAACGCTTCGAACGCGGACTGGAATCCCTTCCGGCTCGGGCGCCCCTTGTTCGCGGCGACCATCCCGACCACGAACGCATCCTCCGGGACCCCGGTCATCCGCCGTACCGCGCTCTGATCCGTCGGCTTGTAGACGTCGGTATCGATCCCGTGCGGGACATAGATCGGATCGAACTCAGCTAGCTGCTCCTCACCGAAGCGCGACATCGCCAGCGGCACAGCCCCTGATTCGCGAAACCAGTTGATCACCTTCGGTGGCGGTGGCTCGTGGTCAACCGGGACCCAGGCGGCGGTGCTCATCTGGCTCAGGATGCGTGGGTCCATGACCCAGATGTCCATCAGCGTCAGCAGCAGGCCGTCGCGGTAGTCGCCTTCGAACCAGCGCCGGGCGTGCTCGAGAATGTATTCGTTCCCGAACTCACCGCCGAGCCCGGGCAGGATCGGGATGTCCTTCCATTTGATCGGACTCCCCTCCAGCCCGTAGAACGCCGAGATCGCGACGTCGTAGTGCTCGTTCAGCATCGGCGCGAACAGCCCGGTCTGGACTCCGTAGCCGGTCGGCACGAGAGGCGAGTTGCTATGCCACAACAGGCGGGTCATCGATGGCTCCTTTCGATGGCTAGATGGCTTTACATCGCAGAGGGAGACCGACCGCCATCGAAGCCGACTCCCTCCACGCTTATCAAGCTGCTTCCGTCCACTCGGTCACCTCGATGACCCGGACGAATTCGTTCGTGTTCGCTCTAATCACCGTGATTTCGTAGCGGCCGATCCCCTGGATCTGGAAGTCATCCTCGAGCGTTACCGGCGTCCCCATCGGCAGGTAGACCAGGGCCGTCGAGCGATCGGCGATTCGGCTGGCTACTTCGGACTCGCCCCGCCGCCCTGGCATCGAATCGATCCGGCAGGGGACGTTCGTGGTTTTCGTCCAGTCCGCCGTCGGGGCGGGCGTGTAGGTATCGGTCTGGCCCCCACCTTTATCCGAGACCGAGCTATGGACCAGGAACCGGCCGACAGCGTTCAGGCCCTCGGTCGCCAGCCCCCGAGGCGACGGGCGATCGCGCAGGAAGGTCGTCAGCGGCGTCATCGGCTGCGCCGGTACTTCTGGAGGATCATTTTCTCGCCGTTCGTGACGTCAGTCGAAGCGGCGGCGTAGGTGACCTTGGTTGTCCCGACCTGCTCTTCCAGCGCCAGTCCCTGACCGACAATCCGGGCCGCGATCGTCAGCGCGACAAGCCGAATGTCCCGAGGCAGGAGGGCTTCGTCGTAACCGTGGTCGTAGGTCACTTCGACGTTCTGCCGCCCTTTCGGCCAGACCACCGTCGGGACCCCATACGGCGCGAACAGCGGGTAGTTCGCTTCGTATTCCCAGGCTGGAACCGTGCCGCTGATCCGCACCAGCACCCCGTCTACGGCGTTGAGCTTGTAGTCGGTGACGGTGCCCGCGTTGACCATCACAGTGCCGACCGTCAGTGCCGGGAACTGGGGCAGGACAAGCGCATCGCCGCCGGTGCCGTCCAGCGTGATCGCGCTCGTGCCCCGGTTGAAATCCTGGGCCGTCAGCGAGCGGACCATGTCGCAGCTCGCATCGATCGCGATCAGGGCACCTTCGTCTTCGCTCACGTCGCGGCCGAGCAGGTTGCTCAGATCGTCTCGAGAGATGAATGGGTCCAGGCTTGTCATCCGATCACCACCGTTCCTCGCTGGTCGCCGCCCATCTTGACTCATCGTGCGGCGGCCATCTGCCCTCGCTGTCGGGCGCCCAGCGCGAATCGTCATCCGCTGGCCACTTGGTTCCGCGTGACGGGTCCCAGCGCGTTCCACCGACAGCCAGTTCAAGCACCGCGACGCTCTGGCCGTGGGCTGCTTCGAGTCCCAGGCGCTGGCGACAGTGAACGACTAGAGACGCGGACGAATGCGTGCTAGCGATTTCCAGGATTAGGTGGGAAACGGCCCGCAGTTTCAGCGTCGCGTTGCTGGTCGCCACGGCCGGACTCGGCCGAATCGGCGCTCCCGGTTTGAGAACCAAGCTGGTGTTCGAGACACAGACCGCTTTGGTTAGCGTCAGCCTGGCGGCAGCGTGCAGCGCAAGTGAGGTGACCGACTGGCCCCTGGAGACCCCCAGCCCGAGTCGAGACGGTGCGTGAACCGACAGCGAAGTCACGCTGACGCCCGTCGCCGCCGAAAGCGCGAGTCTCGCCGGAGCTCTCAGAGCGAGCGTAGTGGCCGATTGACCCCTCGAGGTGCCTAGCCCCAACTTGGTCGGCGCGTGGACTGTGAGCGTCGCTGTGGCCGTCCCAACAGCCGTGCTGAGTCCCAGCCGCACCGGGACCTTCAGCGCCAGGGTCGCGTTTGACTGGCAGACCGCTTTCGATGGGTTGATCGCGTGCGAACCGGGGATCGAGAGCGACAGGCTCGTGCTCGAGACCGCTGTCGCTGCTGACAGCGCCAGCGGCTCTTTGCGATGGACGAGGTTGCTTGTCAGCGACTGGCCGACAGCGATCGCCAGACCCAGGAGCTGCCGAACTCGCAACGCCAAGCTGGTCGTCGCCGTCGCAACGGCCGCTGCCAGGCTGAGCGGTTCCTTGCGGTGGACGACGAGGCTGGTCGCCGACACCCCGACAGCAGCGCTGAGCGTCAGCGGCTGTTTCCGGTGCAGAGTCAGCGATGTAGCCGCTAGCCCGCTCGCGGTAGAAAGGGCAAGCCGGGTATTGGCGTGGAGCGCCAGGCTCGTCGCCGACTGACTGACGGCTTTTCCCAGCGTCAGTTTGAGCGGGATCACGACCTTGTTGGCCGTGTTCGACTGGGCGACCGCCGCGCTGAGACTAAGCCGCGTCGGCACGTGGAGGCCCAGGCTCGTATTCGAAGTGCTACTCGCGACGCCTGTCGCTACCTGAGTCGGTGCCTGGACGGCGAGCGAGGTGACACTGACCGCGACCGCTGGTTCGGGTGTGACGATGGCCGGACCCGGCGCTGCCCCTTCGCCAGCCGCCACAGGTTCCGGCTGCCAGAACCGCTGCCATAAGAACAGCGGACCAGGGGTCGAGGGTGGAACCGGAGGCGGTCTGCTCGGCGCGAACTCGAGCGTGCCCTGGATAACCACCATAAACGCGACGCCTTCGCCGGTCGCTGAGGGCTGCGCCTGCCGCTGGGCGTTTTCAGCCGTCGCTGCGGTATCGCTATAAACGCTAAGCGCCGAGGGGATGCCCGCCTGTGGCGAGTCGATCAGCTCAGTGAAGGTATTGGTACCGACGCCCGTCCACGTCGGCGAGGCACCATCGGTGAAGAATGCCGAGATGAGTAGGTTCGGCCCACTCGTCGCGAACAGGCCAGTGAGATGTGGGGTTTTCCCGGCGTTCGTTTTCGAGATTGCACCGAGGACAGCAGCTGCTTCTTTAACAACAACGATCGCGCCTTGGCCGGTTTCGACCTGGCTCAGTTTCCAGGCATAGGTTTCCGGCTCAGCAGCGCCCGCTGTTTTCTGGTAGACGAATCCCGAGCAGGCGCCGGTCTGGTCTTCGCGGACGAGGGTCCAGCCGGTCGGCGCTTCGACGACGAACATACTCGCCGTCCGGCGCGGGAAAAAGAACGCGAGTAGCGTGTCGCCTTCGACGACCGCGCCGCGTTTCAGCGTCCAGGTTGCCGATTCGGTCGAGACCGTTGTTGCTTCCGATGAGCGGACCGAGGCGGCCATCAGTGGACCATCCCAGCGCCAGGAGTAGCGCCGTTCATAGACGCGCTCACAAGGACCGGCCAGCTGGTGGGACAGCAGTAGCCGGTCATGACGGCCTCAGCAACCTCGGCCGGGTCATAGCGCAGCTGCCCCAGCAAGTAAGCGACCCGTAGATCGCGCAGACGCTTCAACTCGGCCACGGTTCCGGCAGCTTTCGGGCAGCAGCGGGGAAGATCCGGTCGGCGCATCGTGGGCAGACCGTCACGCTCTTGGAGCGCAGAACCGTCGTCGTTCCTTTACTTCGTCGGCTGGCCACGACCTTGATATGGACCGTGTCAGCCCTTCGGTGATTGCCGCAGCCGGGGCAGATGCCACGACCTTCTCGTCGGCGGGTCTGGGGCATCAGGCGGCCCCTTAATTCAGGCTCTCCATCACAACGCCCATCGTCGTCCATTTGTTCGTGGCGAGCGACGGGTTGACCGACAGCAGTAGCCCCGAGGCGGTCGTCGTGTTGATCGCCGTCGCGGTCGAGGCGGCAGTGCCGAAGTTGACCTGGCAGCTATTCGTCGTCGCTGCGGTGCCGACTAAACTGCGGCAGGTAATTTCACCGCCGCAGGTCGCTTCGCCGCTTGACCCGATTTTCCGAACATGAACCCAGAACTCGCAGAGCCAGTTGACGTTCGTTAGGACTTCCGCCACAACCGGCTGGGTACGGGAGACGCCGAGACTGGTCCCGCTGACCGTAGTGCCGAAACGCGGCGTGAAGATCGCGGTCTGGCCAGCCGTGACCGCCGTCGTGTTCACGCCCCAGGCCGTGATCTTGAGGATCGCGTCGGCGTAGAGCGTGTTCGCCGGGATCGCGGTCTGCGGCGCCAGCCCCGCTGGGTCCCAGAGAATCGTGTCAGCGGCTGCCGCGACTTCCGTCGCGTTGACGAGCGGTGGCTCCTGGTTGTTCCCAGCGAACGGAGAGCGGAACGGCTGGTTCGGCATCGAGACAATCTTGCCTCGCAGCTCCTTCTGTTCCCGATTCCAGTTGCGCTGCTCGAGATCGATCAGTGCCGCGACGTCGGCAGGAATCACCAGCCCGCTGCGGTGATGGCCAGGACCGGGTCCGTGTCCTGGGCCATCGAGCAGGACTCCTCGCTCGTACATGCTCAGTCCAATTCGACGACGAGCGCTTCACTGTTGACAGTCGCCGGAGTCTGGCTCGTGGAGATCGTGACTTCGGTAACGGTTCCCCAGGCGATCGCGTTGCCAGCCCCGGTGCCGCTGGCATCACAGAGCGCCCAGCCTTTGATGACGCTCGAGCTGGCCGTGCATTCGGCGAACGTCAACGTCGCGTTGTTTTTGATCGCCGGGGCCGAGTAGGTCCATTTCGTGCCTTCGACTTTCAGCCTGGCGTAGCCGGTGTAGCCCGCCTCGGCGATCGTGGCTCCCGTAGACGCATCGGTCGGCGCCGCCGTGCACAGCGCCAGGTAGACGTTGGTCGGCATTGTCCACGAGGTTTTGCCGACTGAGTGTTCGAGGATCGCTTTCTCGGCGTAGTCGTTGTAGCTCGCAGCCCCGGCCATCAGTGGGTCCAGCCCTTCGGCTTCGCGCTGAGCTGCCTCGTGCAGCATCTGGGCGAGTCCCCGGCCTCGGGCGATGTGGCCTGGCTGGAAATCCAGGACTTGGGGAATGATCAGAGACGGACGGATCAGCTCACTCATTTCCCTTTTCCTTTTTTCAGACCTGTGACATCTTCCGTATCGGGATTGGATTCGAGCGCCTCGATCTCCACTGGGTTATCGGTTTCATAGATCGAGCCGCCTTCCTCGAACTCGACCCAACCCCCGCCCAGGGGAACGGTGACTGCAATCGGCCCTGGAGTGATGTTCTGAAACTTCGACTTCGCCATCGTGGCTCCCTTCGGGAGGGGCGGGGAGAGGGAAAGGACAGGACCCCCTCCCCGCCTCAGCCGTTTATTCGAACGTCACCGTCGTGAATGCCGACGGCCGGTAGAGCGCCAGTGCTAGTCGCTCCTCAGCCCGAATCGCAGTCAGATTTTTCCGGAAGAAATCTTCGTGCGAATTCGATGCTTCGACCGTCAGGCCGGAGCGACGGAACACCTGAGCGCCCTGGCGGAACGCCCCGATCAGGGCCGTACCGGCGCCGATCGCGGAGGTGACGATGACCCGCAGGCCCCAGATGTTCTCGCCCTGCTGGAGCTGCGAGGCCCCAGCTGGACCGCCACCTGGCGAGTTGCCGTAGGCGCCGTAGAACGGGCCTCCCCCGTAATACTGGCCCTGGTTGTCCTTCGCCAGCCGCACTTTCGCCCACTGTTCCGGGTTCATCACGACCCCGTCTGGCTCGAGGAAGGACGAGCCTCGGGTGTTGTTGGCGACATTGAAAATGTGATCGCTGATCGTCGTCGCGGTCCCGGCTTTGAATGTATTCACGCCGGTCCGGCCGACGATGCCCTGGACCCCATTTCCACCGCCTGCGCCTCGGAGCAGCTCGCGCTCCTCCTCGATCTTGATGAACAGCGAGAGACGCTGGTTGATGTACGCCTCGATCTGGGCGACATCTTCGAGCATCTCTTCGGAGACCGGGAGGATGGTCGCGATCTTCTTGACCGCCTCCGTGACCTCCGTGAACGCCAGCGCCGATTCGGGCTTGGCTTCGCCCTCAGCTACGCCCGCAGCCCCGGACGTCGCTGACGTCTCGCGGTTGTACCGAACCTGGGGCGAGGTGGTCGTCCCGGTCGCCAGCAGGTCGGCGATCGTGAGACGCTGGAACAGCGTTTCGATGATCCCGGCCTGGTAGTCGTAGGGAGAGGCCGCCCCGGAGACTGTGCCGCCCGAGAGCAGGGTTCCCTTCGCGTCCAGTTTGATCTCGCCAGTGCTCCACTGACCGCCCGGAGCACCCTTCTCGAAAATGCGCTTGTACTGGTCGCTCTCGAGGAACTGCTCCCCGAGCGACTTCATCTGAGGCGCCTCTGGCTCCGGCGTCCCGGTGACGACCACGCTCTCGGCCGACCCGTAACCCTTCGCCTTTTCGTGGACCTCCTTCTCGACCCTGATGTTGGCCTCGAGGTCACCCTGTTCTTCTTTCAGGTGGTCGATCGCCTTCAGATGCGCCTCGACCTCGCCCCGCTCCTCCGGCGTGGTCTCGCGTTCACCGTCGTCATCGGCCTTCGTCCAGACATCTCTGATCTCGGTCGAGTGACGAGCGATCTCGTCCTCGACTGCCTTGAGCTTGCGCTCGCTCCGTGTCATCGCTCCACTCCTCTTGGGTTAGCTTCTTAGCTCCAGCTCCAGGTCGCGACTCCGACGTCGTAGTTCCTTCTCATCAGGAACATCCGGCGCTGGCGCCTGGGATGGTTTCCGGTTGCTGATTCCGGCGCTGCTTATCTCCAGCACCGTCTCCAACGACCTTGCCCGTAGAGGGTCTTGCGGCACGGACTTGGCCTTCGCAGGCTCCTCGCCCTCTCCGTCCTCGATCTCTACTGCCTTGGTCGATTGCAGTATGGCTTCCGCCTTACGCGTCAGCCGGTCCTTTACATCCGATGGCAAGTTCGATTGCGGAATCCGCGAGAGCGCGTTCCGCACGTGGATCACGTCCACGGTGCCGCTGCTGTCCTTGTAAGGGAAGTGGCGAAGCGAGCGGGGCGTCGTCTTACCGTCAGCGTCCTTTTCGCCTCCGCTCTCGACCAGCAGGAAAGCCGAGTCAGGCAATTCGTTGATGTAGCTCCCGCTCCAGACTGCCTTCATGACGTAGAGCAGCAGCGACTTCTGTTCGTCCTCGAGCTCACCCTCCTCCGTCTCCAGCATCGCCTCGAGCACGTCGATCACACCTTCCATCACTTCCGCGTCCTCTGAATCAGCCTCGACTAGCTCGCTGGCCAGATACGCCCGGCAGCCCGCGAGGATCGATTCCAGCGCCCGTACGTCCTCCGGATCACCCGGGTCGTCCTTCAGCTGGGCGGCGATCTGCTCACGCTCGGCTTGCTCAGCCGCTTTCCTGAGCTCCGCGTCACTCTTAGTCGGCGATTTTTCCTCCGGCTCCTCATTTCCTGGTTCCTCGGCCTTGGTCTCAGCCCGCAGCGCCGACTTGACGCTCTCGATCTGGGCGTCAGGGTTGGCACCGACCAGGGTCGGGCCGACCTCGTGCAGATCGATCTGGTTGATTTCGTTGACGCCCTTGCTGTCCAGCTCCTGGCCCCCGTCCGGGACGGAGTAGCCGAAGCTCATCGCCGTCAGCTGGCCCCGCTTCATCAGCGTGTGGACCCGCTTCGCGGTCTCGCTCTCGCTGATGTCCAGGTGGGCCTTCACCTGGAGACCCTTGCTGGTCTCCCTGACCTGCTTCGGATCTGCGTATCCGATATGCGCCTGGATGTCTTTCCAGTTGTGGGCCAGGATGATCGGCAGCATCTTGCCCGACGCCCGCCATTGACGGAGGCTCTGGGTGAAGGCGCCAGGCAGGACGCGGTCGCCGACCCGATCGACGTTGTTGAAAACAGACGCGAGAGCTACGAACGTGCCGTCGTCGGCAGCGTCCTTGAACTCGGCGTCAATGTTCTTGTGCTCGGTCACGCCGTTGCCGAGAGGGTACAGCTCTACGCGGCTGATGTCAGGCGTCTGCGACTGGCTTCTGGCGAATGAATCCAGGGGTATCCCCCGGAGCTACCCGTTCCACGAAGTCGGCCAGGGTCGCTTCGCCCTGGCGGATCGCTTCCGCTGCTGCGGCCCCGATCATCTCGTCCTGTTCCTCCGGGGACATCGAGTCGAAGATTTCCTGACCTGTCGGTCGCACCGGGGCTGGCTTATAGACCGCTTCGAACTTCCGGGCCTGGCGCAGCTCCTCCGCGCTCAGCTCAGCCACCTTGGTTCTCCTCGTATTCCAGATGGACCTTGATCAGTGGCTTGCCCTGGTGGGAATCGATTTCGACTTCTGTGATCCGAAAGCGCGTTCCGCGCTGGATCAGCCACTCCTCCTGATCTGCGAAAGTGTTCTCCGGGAAGTATCGGTTGACCTCAAGACCCCTCGCCTTCGAGATGAAAAACTGGACCGCTCCTAGCGTCCCGTGTTCCTCACTCATCTGTTGATACATCTCGATCGCCCCGTCCGCCTCCGCCTTACTCTGAGTTGACGAAGCGAAACCGTCATCGACGATGAGATCCCCGACACTGAATTCATGTGATTTGAAGGTGTCGAGCGTAGTCAGCCGATACAGCTCCGGAGCCTTTTCACCACGGGAGGCGATCGCCGCCTCGAGTGCTTCGATGTTCTTTTTGTACGTGGGCTGGGCTGCCGGTGAGGGGATATGAGTACCCCGGAGCCAGTCGTTCGGTCCCTCCCCGCCGACATAGCGTTCTAGCTCAAGCTGGTGATCGGCCAGCAGGGGAGCCTCTACTCGAGGGTGTTCGCTCGGCTGGGCTGCCCTAGTGACCACCGGTTCCGAGACGCATTCACAGTTCGGGTGGATTTCCAGCGGCGTCCCAGGCGGCGAGGTCGCTTCCGCAGCCAGCCCCGCGCAGGCTGCACAGGTTCCCCGGATCGCCCTTGTCCAGCCTTCGATTCGATCATCGGCGGCGATCTGGTCAGCGAGTGCCGCCCGAGCTGCCGCCTTTACATCAAGATCGACGTTCTGGAGCAGGACCCGTAGACCCGTCCCCCGTGGATCAGGCTGCCCTTCCTTGATCGCCATCAGCATCGCGATCCGAGGCGAGTCCAGCGAGTCGGCCAACGGCAGCCCGCCGAAGGATTTGCCGACGTATTCGGCTGCCGCGATCGTTGGCGGCGAAATGACTTCACCGAGCTCGGTGGAGAGGAACGCTCCCAGGTATCCGGCTGTCAGCCGCACCGCCTCGGTCTGCGCTCGAGCCACCGAGTTCGCAACTCGGGTCCGAATCGGGCCGTAGCTCTCGCTGATTTCATCCAGGTCCAAATCCTGGAATTGCTGTCTCGCTTCGTGGTCGGCGACGCGGACTAGCGCCTTCAGCCGAACCCGATACGAGTCAGTTAGCCGAAGCGCCTGAGCTGTCGCTGCCATTCGTGGCCGCCATCAACTCCTGGGCGTGACTGAGGCTGCTCATCCGGGCGATCTCCTCTTCGTTGAATCCGGCCATCTCCCAGAGCACCTCACTCGGCAGCCCGAGATTCCGCAACGATTCCAGCCGGGCCAGCCGCTCCGGGTCCTTCAGGGACGGGTGTTCGCTTCGGGTCAGCATCGCTGCCTTCGCTGCCAGCAGATTCGCTCGCTCGTCGGTGAAGACGGCGCCGGGGCGATCACCTTCAAGCGCCTTCCGCGAGGTCTCATTCACCTCCCGGGCGAATCGATCCGCGAGCTTGTCAGGTAACCCTGCGTTGATCAGGTCAGTCGCAAGCTCGTGATCCCAGCGCTGCCAGTGCCCGGCTGACTTCTTCGCCGAGAACTGGCGCGAGAACGTGCGGCTGAGGATCGTCGCGAGTTCCGCCTCGTCCGGTAGCTCCATGCTGGCCCCCTTCGGTTCACGTTCCTCCCCTTCCTGGCTTGGCCCAGCGGGGTTCTGCGGTGGCATGA